GAGGTTCTCGGACACGTTAACACGCGCGCGCGAGGCATCAGAGGCACATTGGGAATATAAATTTACCGAGATGATGACTAGCCGGGACGTTAACGGGCCGCTGGTTAAGCTGTACTTTTCTAATCGGTTTGGCTGGGCTGAAACGCAACACCAAAACACAAGCCTGGAAGTCAGCACGCCAGAATCTATATCTATTGCGGTTATTGATGCGACCGTCAAAGCTGATTGATGCAGATATCAGTCAACAGACCGCAAGCGGCATTTCTTGCATTACCGCATAGATACCGGGCTTTCGTTTCTGGCTTTGGTGGTGGCAAAACATTTATTGGATGCATCGCGCAATGTTTAGACTTCTGGAAGTATCCCGGCGTTAACCAGGGTTACTTTGCGCCGACCATTCCACAGATACGCGATATCTATTACCCCACCATTCAAGAAGTTAGTTATTCGCTGGGCTTGAATGTGCAGATAAGGGAAGGCAATAAAGAGGTGCATTTTTATGAGGGGCGCAAATATCGAGGCACAACGATTTGCCGCTCAATGCAAATACCCGAATCGATTGTGGGTTTCAAGATAGGTTCGGCGCTTGTTGATGAGATCGACCTAATGGCTGCTGATAAAGCAGAACGGGCGTGGAATAAAATCATCGGTCGAATGCGATATCAGAACGCCTCGAACCGGGTATCGGTGACAAGTACGCCGGAAGGTTACAAGTTTATGTACTCGCGGTTTGTGCTAAACAAAACCGAGCGCTATGGAATGATACAGGCCAGCACATACGACAATGAGGCCAACTTACCAGAAGATTATATTGAATCCCTCGCGGATACTTACAACCCCGAACTGAGAGCCGCGTACTTAAACGGCCAATTCGTTAATCTGTTTTCCGGCACGGTGTTCCGATCATACGAGCGCAAGCGTTGTGCTAGTCGGGAGACTATCCAGCCCAAAGAGCAAATAAGAATCGGGCTTGATTTCAATGTCACAAATATGAGTGCCGTTTGCTATGTGGTGCGCGGTGCAACCTGGCATGCGGTTGATGAGTTGGTCGGTATATATGACACGCCGGACATGATCGCCACCATTAAACAGCGATACCCCGAACACGCGATAAGAATTTACCCGGACGCTAGTGGCGGAAGTAGAAAGACCGTTGATGCCTCAATATCAGATATAAGCCTATTACAGTCAGCCGGGTTTGCAGTGTATGCCAATCGCAGTAATCCGCTAGTCAAAGATCGGGTAATCGCGGCAAACATGGCCTTTGATAAGGGGCTAGTGAAAGTTAACGAACTGCTTTGCCCTGAATACTCGCGCTGCTTGGAACAATTAGCTTATGACGCTAATGGAGCGCCCGACAAGAAATCTAATCTGGATCATTTGCCCGATGCCGGGACGTATCCAATAGCCTACGAAATGCCAGTGCTTAAACCAGCCGCCAGCGTTTCAATTAAATTTGTGAGTTAACCTATGCCTGTAGACACTAGATGTCCTGAATACGAAAAGAGTCTTCCGGTCTGGGAGCTTGTGCGCGATTGTGATGAGGGCGCGAATGCCATCAAAGCAAGACGCAACCGGGCAAACCTTTATCCTACTGGTATAGGCTCAATTGCTGGAACCGCTTATCTCCCCGCGCCTAATGCCAGGGACGCAAGTGATGACAATCAGATTCGGTACGATGCCTATAAAAACCGCGCCAACTTTGTAAACTTTGTCAGCCATACAAAAGAAGGCATGCTCGGTATGGTGTTTCGTAAGCCTTCCGAGATTGAGCTACCCGCATCAATTGAATACCTGCTAGAAGACGCAAACGGCAATGGCTTGCACCTCGATCAAATGCTTAAAGATGCGGCATCGGATGCGCTGCTTACCGGGCGTTATGGTTTGTTGGTTGACTATCCGCAAACAGAGGAGGGTCTGACACAAGCGCAAGTAACAAGCGCTGGTTTGCAAGCGTCAATATTAGCCTATCCCGCTGAGTCTGTTATTAACTGGCGCTGTGATGTTATTAATGGGGTCAAGCAATTGACAATGGTGGTGCTGCAAGAGCCTCGCATTAAGGTCGATGAGTCCGATATGTTTGAGGTTGAGGTGTGCATGTATCACCGGGTGCTGCTGCTTCAAGATGGCGTGTATTTCCAGCGCCTTTATGATGATGAGAATGAGCTTGTCAGTGATGACATTATCCCCCGTAAATCTAACGGCTCAAGCTGGGACGTTATCCCCTTTGAGTTTGTTGGCTCAATCAACAACGATGAGACACCGGACAAAGCCCCGCTGTATGACATAGCGGAGGTCAATATTGCTCATTACAGAAACAGTGCTGACTATGAGGAATCAAGTTTTATAGTTGGTCAGCCTACCCCCGTCATAGCTGGACTCAATCAATCATGGGTTGATGATAACTTTTCTGGTGGTATTGAATTGGGTTCTCGGTCTGGTCTATTGCTCCCCCTATCGTCAACGTAGAAGCAGCATTTGTTAAGGCGTTGATATGGGCCTCTGAATTTATGGGTGGCGATGAAAACGTAACCTTAAACATCAACAAAGAATTCTACGATGCGACCATCGACCCACAAATGCTTGCTCAGACGTTAGTGCTGCAAGATCGAGGCTTGATCGGTAAGGCTGACATTCGTTATTTATTACGGCGTGGAAACCTCCTCGACAGTGAACGCACCGATGAGATTATTGATGCTGAGATTGAGGATATTGTTGAGCCAATTGTTGAGCCTGTTGAGGTATTAACCGACCCGGTAGCACCAACCCCTTTAGATAATGAGGGTAGTCCCTCCTAAAGATTTAAGTTATGCGTTAATTCGCAGCTTGATAGAAAAGCCCTCGCACGAAAGTCCGGGGGTTTTTTGCGTCTGGCGGTCTGTGATCGCTTTGGTTTGTGACCAGAAAAGGTATTAAAAATGGAAGATCAGGAAATAGATGTATCCGCATTAGAAACTCAGATAGCAACTTTAACGGCTTCTAACGAGGAATTAACCAATCAATTTAACGCAGTCAAAAGCAAAAACGATGAGTTATTAACAGAAACCAAAAGCGCAAAGGAAGCCCGGCGCAAAGCGGAGACTGATGCGATAACGGAAAAGGATCGTCTAGCAAAAGAGAGCGGTGATTTTGAATCGTTATACAAGTCATCTGCTGAAAAGCTTGAATCAACAACTAAGTCCCTTAATGAATTGCAGCAAAACATTGCAGTTGAAAAGAAAGGTAACGCCGCAATGAAGATTGCAGCGGAATTGGCCGAGGGAGCGAATATTGATCTTCTCAGTACGTTTATTGATACGCGACTTAAGTACCAAGAAGGCGATCTTAAAGTTACCGATGCGAGTGGGAACCTAACCATTTCGACCATCGATGATTTACGCAATGAATTTAAGAATGATGCTCGTTTTGCTTCTTTATTAAAGGGCAATCAATCCTCCGGTGGCGGTGCTACTGGCGGCGATAACACTAGTGGCGGTGCTGCAAAAACAAAATCTCGCGCTGAATTTATGGCGCTCAATCCGACCGACAGAATGAAGTTTACTCAAACTGGCGGCACTGTTTATTAAAAGGTAATTTATCATGGCAGAGAACACAATCACGGGTCTTATACCCGAAATTTATGAAGCGTTGGACATTGTTTCAAGAGAATTAACTGGAATGATCCCTTCCGCTACAATGAACGCATCAGCTAACGAGGCTAGTGTTGGACAAGCTATTCGTGTTGATGTTGAACCAGCAGGAAATGTATCTAACATTACCCCGGCAATGGTCGTTCCTGATCCTACTGGTCAGACTTCAGGATTCACCGACATTATCATTACTAAGTCCCGTGCGGCTGAGTTTGGTTTTAACGGCGAAGATCAGAAAGGTCTGAATACTGGTGCTGGATATGGAAGCGTTCGCGCTAACAAGATCGCGCAAGCTATTCGTGCAGTGACTAACGAAGTAGAAACTGATCTGTGTGGTTTGCAGTCAACTTTCTCTCGCGCTGTCGGTACTGCTGCTACCACGCCATTTGGCACTGCTAACGATTACACTGACGGCTCTAAAGCCCTTCAAGTGCTTAAAGACAATGGCGCTCCTTTGCAGGACAACCAGCTAGTAATTGATACTTCTGCTGGTGTTAATCTTTTTGGTAAGCAAGCTGCTGTTGCTGATGCTGGTAGTGATTCTATCTTGCGTCAGGGTGTATTGCTTGATGTAAACGGCATGCCTATTCGTGAGTCTGCACAGGTTAATACTGTTGCTGTTGTTGGTACTTCTGCTAACGCTGTGACTACTGCTGGACACGCTGTAGGTATCACAAGCATTGTACTTAAAGCTGCTGGTACTGGAACTATCCTAGCGGGTGACGTAATTACTTTTGCTGGTGACACTAACCAGTACAACGTTATTACTGGTGCTGGGGCTGTATCTGGCGCAACTATTGTTATTGCTGCTCCAGGATTGCGTCAAGCACTTCCTGTTGGCGACAAAGCAATCTCTATTGCTGCTGCTTCTAGTCGTAACATGGCGTTTAACCGCTCTGCAATCGTTCTGGCTGCTCGTGCTCCTGCTCGTCCTTCCGAGGGTGACATGGCTTCTGATGTAATTGTAATTACTGATCCACGTTCTGGTCTTAGCATGGAATTTGCCATGTACAAAGGCTACAGAAAAGTTCGTTATGAAGTTGGTCTAGCTTGGGGTGTTAAGAACATCAAGCCAGAGCATACTGCTCTTCTGTTGGGTTAATTAAGACTAGCCTTATCCTTTTGCGGGGGTGGGGCTTTTAATTGAGGTTTATATGGCAACAATAGTCGTTGAAACAGGAACAGGGTCTGCTTCTGCAAATTCCTATGTCAGTGAAGCAGAGCTTGCAACCTATGCAGCGGATCGAGGCATTACGGTTACAGGAACGGCTGCTGAATTGCTTATTCGCTCAATGGATTATATTGAAAGTAAGGATTTTTTAGGCACAAAAGGAACGAGCGCCCAAAAACTTATGTGGCCTCGACATGGTGTAACGGTAAATGATTACCTGTTTGCATCAGATGAAATACCGCAACTATTAAAAGATGCACAAATTGAAACCGCTATTGCCATTGGCGATGGTGTTGACCCTCTTGATAATCAAGCCAGAGAAACAAGCAAAGAGAAAGTTGGCAATATTGAGGTTGAATATACTGCAACAGCAAGAGCGGTTACGTTCTTAAAAGCTGTCGATACAAAACTAGCAAAATTAGTGAACCGCTCAACGGTAGTAACTCGTGTTTGATTATGAAGCGATAAAGAAAACCGCGACCAGCTTAATTGCAAACTTTGGTGCGACTGCAAAAATCACTAGAAACGTAGGCCGTAGATTCGACCCTGCAAGTGGCACATATTTAACAGGTCTTACTACTACGACAACCCTAAAAGGCGTTAGAGCGCAGTTTACTACCGCAGAAAAGCCGGGGATAGCCGTTCAGGATGGTGATGTACGCCTATTGCTTCAGGCTGGTATTTTAGTGCCTTTAATCAACGATGATCTGCTATTTGATTCAGTTAACTACCGCGTGATGAATGTTGTCACAGAATCCCCTGCTGGAACGGACGTTTATTATGACCTTCACCTCAGAGCTTAGAGGGTTTGCTGAAGCCTCTAATGAAACAATTCTGAACGTGGTTAAAGAAGTTGCTGTTGACCTGTTCACAGAAATCATCAACAAGACACCTGTTGGCGATCCATCTTTATGGAAAAGTGCGCCTCCTGCGGATTATGTGCCAGGTGCGTTAAGAGGTAACTGGCAATGCACGATAGAATCTCCAGCGTCTGGAAGGCTTGGGATTAGATCGGGGGCTGATGCGATCTCTAGTATGGTTTCTGTCGTCGGTAAGTTAAAGGAAGACCAGGCAGTCTATCTAGCAAATAACCTGCCCTATGCTCAAAGAATAGAATATCTGGGATGGTCACACGTCCAGCGACCAGAGGGAATGGTAAGGGTCTCAATGAGCAAGATTGAGCAGACATTATCTAAAGCAATAACGAAGGTTGCCGCATGAGTACCGTATTTTTCAATATTAGTGCTGCACTGGACTCCAGACTTGACACCCTATTTGGATCACCTCCTGTTGCATGGGAAAACACTGCGTTTACCCCGGTAAAAGATACGCTTTATCTCGGCCAACATATCCTACCAGCTTCTACTATTCAGGCTGGGCTAGGCGTTAATGGGTTAGATGAGCATATAGGTATATATCAGATAGATGTATATGCGCCTAAAGGTAAGGGTCGAGGTGATGCAGAGGCTAAAGCTGATGCAGTTGCTGACCACTTTAAGCGCGGTACGGATTTAGTCTATGGCGGCACTTACGTTAGGCTTGGTGATGTATCAAGAAACGCAGGACTTATTGACGAAGATCGCTTCGTTATTTCAGTTACTATTAATTATATGGCTCATGTAGCTCCGAGGTAAATTATGACTATTGCAACAGGTTCACGACACAATCTTTCCTATATTTTAGAATCAGCATTTGGCACAACGCCGACAAGCCCCGGATTTACGCCTATTCGACA